TCTTTGTACGCTCACCACAATGCCGGAAAAACTACGGCATATAGAGAGCCATCTGACATGCCGGGCACAGGCAAAAAATTACAAGACCCATCCGCAAGAACCTTGTATGTTCCTAGTGATGGCGCAGAAGATTTAATGCGGACTTTTAAAAACAAAAACATAGCTACTGAACTTGTTCCATCTAAGGATGGAAAACAATTACAGGTCAGGGCCACGGAACCTGGTAAAAACTACTGGACATCTAAAGATTATCCAAATGGATTTAAGGCTGGCGATATTTTGACGTCAGTCCCAGTTAGCGGTAAGCCCGCTGTTGGTATGGCTCCTATAGAACTATTTGGTAGCAACAAAAGTCCAATTGGAAGTAAAGGTAGTGGCGTTCATTTTGGAAGTGAAATAATGAGAGTGTTGCCGTTGGGAGGTAATAGTGGGTACCGTCCCGGCGTAGACAATCTGCAACACAGCCTAAACCCACTAAAACTGGCAAAAGGTGGAATGATAGTCAAGCCATTAATTGGCAACAACAAGTTAATTTAAGGACACGATATGGCAACAGGCATGATGGACAAAGGTTTGTATCAAGCACCTATGGGCATTGATATGATGGAAGAAAATCCTATTGAGATTGAGATCGAAGACCCTGAGTCTGTAAGTATTGCAATGGGTGATATAGAGATTGACCTCAAGCCTAAAAAAGAAACAGCAGATACTTTCGATGCCAATCTTGCCGAGTACATGGACGACGGTGATCTATCTGGACTAGCAAATGATTTAATTGCAGACTTTGATAAAGACATCATGGATCGCAGAGATTGGATCAAGACGTATGTCGACGGTCTGAAGCTGCTGGGTTTGAACTACGAAGAGCGAACAGAACCTTGGCAAGGTGCGTGTGGCGTATTCCACCCGATGCTTACTGAGTCAGTCGTACGTTTCCAATCAGAAGCCATGATGGAGACATTTCCAGCACAAGGTCCTGTTAAGACCCAGATTGTTGGCGCTATTAATAAGTTACGTGAAGAAGCCGCCGAGCGCGTGCGTGACGATATGAACTATCAGCTCACAGATGTGATGACTGAGTACAGACCTGAACACGAGAAGATGCTGTGGTCACTACCGCTGGCAGGTTCAGCGTTTAAAAAAATTTACTTTGACCCCAACAAGGGCCGTCAAGTTGCTGTGTTTATTCCCGCAGAAGACATTGTTGTGCCGTATGGTTCATCCAACATTGAGGACTCTGAACGTGTTACTCACGTCATGCGTAAGACTGAGCAAGAAGTTATACGTTTACAAGAAGCGGGCTTTTATGCAGATGTCGAACTAGGTGAGCCAGGATATGAGCTAGATGATATTGAGAAGCAGAAAGCTGAAGAAACAGGGATGAACGCGACTCAAGATGATCGCTTCCGTATCCTTGAGATGCATGTAAATTTAGACCTCAAAGGGTTTGAGCATACTGATAAAAAGAAACGTGAGACTGGGATTGCGTTGCCATATGTTGTTACTATAGAGAAGGGCACAAGCACCGTTCTTGCTATTAGGAGAAATTGGTATGAAGATGATGAACTCCACACGAAGCGCCAGCATTTTGTGCACTATCAGTACATCCCCGGTTTTGGATTCTACGGATACGGACTTATACATCTCATTGGAGGTTACGCCAAATCAGCAACCATGCTCATCCGTCAATTGGTTGATGCTGGCACTCTCTCAAACCTGCCCGGAGGACTTAAATCACGGGGCCTTCGCATTAAAGGTGATGACACGCCGATTCAGCCCGGAGAATTCAGGGACGTAGATGTCCCTTCCGGAAGTATCCGTGACAACATACTACCACTGCCGTACAAGGAGCCGTCACAAGTATTGATGGCACTGTTCCAGCAGATAGTACAAGAAGGCCGGGCATTCGCTTCATCTGGAGATATGAATGTTTCAGACATGAGCAACGAGGCTCCTGTCGGTACAACACTAGCAATATTAGAGCGCACTCTTAAAGTAGTTACTGCGGTGCAAGCTCGTCTGCACTACACAATGAAACAAGAGTTCAAGCTACTCAAAATTATCATTGCGGATTACACGCCAGAAGAGTATGACTACGAGCCTGAAGATGCTAATCGCAAGGCTAAGAAGTCGGACTATGACTCAACAGACGTCATTCCAGTCAGTGATCCAAACGCTGCGACTATGGCGCAGAAGATTGTTACGTATCAGGCCGTTCTACAGCTAGCACAACAAGCACCACAGTTGTATAACTTGAGTCTGTTGCATCGTCAGATGATTGAAGTATTAGGCGTGAAGAACGCTGACAAGCTTGTCAAAACTGAAGAAGATGCTGAACCAACAGACCCCATACAAGAGAACCAAGACATTCTTATTCACAAGCCTGTCAAGGCGTTCATGGAACAAAACCATGAGGCACACATTAGAGTGCATATGGCTGCAATCCAAGACCCTAAGATTCAGCAGTTGATGCAGATGAACCCACAAGCTCAAGTGATTATGTCGGCGGCTATGGCTCACATCAACGAGCACATTGGCTTTGAGTACCGTCGTCAGATGGAAGAGGCTATGGGTATGGTGTTGCCAGGTAAAGATGAAGAGACAGATAAGCCTAAACGTGTGCCACAAGAGATGGCAGATGAGATTGCTATTAAGGCAGCGCAAGCATCGCAGATGTTGCTACAACAAAACCAACAACAGGCTCAACAACAAGCGGCACAGCAGAAGATGCAAGACCCAATTGTTCAGATGCAAATGCAAGAGTTGCAGATTAAGCAAGGTGAGTTACAACTTAAACAGCAGAAACAACAAATCGACGCAGCCGCTAAAGCTGACCAGATTCGTGTTGAAGAGTCCCGTATTGAGGCTCAGAAAGAAATTGCAGCAATGCAAGTTGGTGCTCAAGCTGCTGCGGCAAGAGATAAGGCTGATAAACAACAGCAAGCCGACGGCCTACGCATGGGTATTGACGCCGCTAAACACAAAGCACAGATGGCTGTACAGATGGCGCAGAGGGCAAAAAAGGAGAATAGATGAGTAACCAAGCGTTTCAATATCTAGCCAAAGAAGTTGACAAGCTTCGCGGTGATCAAATTTCCTTTCTCGCAGGAGGGGGTGCAAAAGACTTTGCCGAGTATCGGCATGTCTGTGGTGTTATCCGGGGTCTAACACACGCAGAACAACTTGTCAGAGACCTTGTGCAGAAAATGGAGTATGCCGATGAGTGAGTTTGATGTTTCCGCTGTAGACCTTTCCAAGGTGCTTAATGCAACCGACGAAGAGAAAGCTAAACAGTTGCCCGATCCATCTACCTATTACATATTGACTGTTGTTCCAGAAGCGATAGAAGAATATGCTGATAGTGAGATTGGTATCGTAAAGTCCAGCCAATCTATGTACTACGAAGAAGTGCTGACCCCAGTATTGTTTGTAGTAAAGATGGGACCTGATTGCTATAAAGACGCTACCCGCTTTCCAAGCGGTTCTAGCTGCCAAGTCGGTGACTTTGTCATCGTCCGCCCCAATTCAGGCACTCGCCTGAAGATTCACGGTCGTGAGTTCCGCTTGATCGCGGATACCTCAGTAGAGGCCGTTGTTGAAGACCCGCGTGGAATTACCCGCGCTGCATAAAAAAGGATAAATCATGGCATTACCTGAATTTGAACTACCCGATCCTGATAAAGAGGATGCTGCTAAAGACGACAAGTTTGAAGTAGAAATTGAAGACGATACCCCCCTAGAGGACAGGGGCCGTAAACCCGCTAAGGAACCTGTAGATGAAGTAACAGACGAAGAATTGTCAAGTTACGACGAAAAGGTTCAAAAACGAATAAAAAAGTTTACACGCGGATACCATGACGAACGTCGTGCTAAAGAAGAAGCCTTTCGTGAACGCGAAGCGGCAGAATCCTTTGCCAAACAAGTGTTTGAAGAAAACAAACGCCTTCAACAGCAACTTTCTACAGGAAGTCAAGCCTATATTGAGACATCTAAAGGTGCCGCTGAAGCTGAGTTAGTAGCAGCTAAACAGCGTTATAGGAAGGCTTACGAAGAAGCAAACGTAGATGATCTAACTGAAGCGCAGGGAGATATTGCCAAGGCTACATTGAAATTGGACAAGGCTCAAGGTCTCAAACCTATTGAGATTGAAGAACGTGAAATGCCTACTCCTCAACGTGCAGAGCCTGAGAAAAAGCAGACTCCACGTACCCAAAAGTGGTTAGATAACAACAATGATTGGTTCGGAGTGGATGATGAGATGACTATGACTGCGGTGGGGCTTGACAGAAAGCTTCAACGCGAGTATGGTGCGGACTATATAGGTACTGAAGAGTACTTTAAAACCATCGATAAAACGATGCGCAAGAGATTTCCTGAACATTTCGATGATCAGAGCCAAGAGGATGACGAGCCGCCTCCAAGAAAAAGAGCTGAACCGGTCTATGAGGATGATGAACCCCCACGCCGTGCACAAAGAATCACTAGTGTTGTGGCTCCGGCCTCACGTAGTACTCCGCCTAACCGTATTCGTTTAAAGGCATCCGAAGCCGAGGTAGCTCGTAGACTTGGGGTCCCGATAGAAGAATATGCGAAGCAGGTTGCAAAACTTAAAAGAGGTTAAATATGGAACAGGTAAAAGCTGAAAAAGCACAAAATCGTTTGGATCGTGAACTTGATACGCGTGCAGCAATGCAACGTCCCACTTCGTGGCAGGCTCCCGAAACCCTACCGTCACCTAATCCGCGTCCAGGTATATCTCACCGCTGGGTAAGAATCAGTATGGGAGGACAATCTGACGTACAAAACGTCTCTAGTAAGTTAAGAGAAGGATATGAACCCTGCAAAGCAGAAGATTATCCTGAAATGATGATGCACGCTACTACCGAAGGTCGCTTTAAAGGCAACATTGAGGTAGGTGGTTTGGTTCTCTGTAGTATTCCGTCGGAGTTTTTGAAGCAACGAGATGCACACTTCTCAAAGATCAATAAAGATACGATGGAATCTGTAGATAACAATTTTATGAAAGACAACGATCCACGGATGTCGAAGTTCTCTGAGAAATCGACAAAAGTGACGTTTGGTTCTGGTTCTTAACTTTTTAAAGGAGTCTTAAATGGCTTATCCAGTGGTTAATGCCCCTTACGGGCTACGACCAGTCAACTTGATTGGCGGTCAGGTATTTGCGGGGTCAACCCGTGAACTACCTATCACCTACGGCTATGCTACAAACATCTTTTATGGTGACTTTGTAACATTAGTTCGTGGGAATTTGGAACGCATAAGCGTTACAACAGGTGTTGTTGGTACATTGATGGGGGTTTTCCTCGGATGTTCGTACACCAACCCATTAACTAAACAAAAAACCTTCTCGCAATACTGGCCTGCGTCTACGCTTGCTGGTGATGCAGTGGCTATTGTTTGTGATGACCCTGATACAGTGTTTCAAGCTGTGATGGTTTCTGGTACTACAGTGGTGACTTCTGGTGCTCGCGCCATGATTGGTCAAAACTTAGCAGCAGTTAACAACACAGGTAGCACTAACACAGGTAATTCAGCTAACGCTGTTTTGGCAGATACCTCCCTAGCACTTACTGCGGCTCTGCCGATTCGTGTTATTGGGCTGGTTCCTGACTCTATGGTGGCGCAAGGTACAGGTGTTTACTCCTCTATCTCTACTGCTACTGTTACGCTTGCTTCGGCTCTTACGTTTACGCCAGTGGTTGGCTCTGACGTTGGCTCGATTGCATCAAATGGTCAGTACATTGCCAGCGGTTCGTATGTTGCTTCTGTAACAAACTCTACAACGGTTGTGCTTAATGCAGCGCCGCTAGTAGCATTTGCATCGGCCTCAACACTTGTCTTTAACCAATATCCAGAAGTACTAGTGAAAATCAATTTCGGTTTACACAAATACTATGCTGGTACCGCTGTTGCATAAGGAGTAACATAAAATGGCTATTTCCCGCGCACAACTACTGAAGGAACTCCTTCCCGGTCTTAACGCTTTGTTTGGTCTTGAGTATGCACGCTACGGCGAACAGCATAAAGAGATTTACGAAACAGAAACTTCTGAGCGTAGCTTTGAAGAAGAGACCAAACTGTCTGGCTTCTCTGCCGCACCTGTCAAAAACGAGGGTTCCGCCATCGCTTATGACAATGCACAAGAGGCATTTACAACTCGCTACAACCACGAAACCATCGCCTTGGGCTTTGCGATCACTGAAGAAGCTATCGAAGATAACCTCTACGATTCTTTGTCAGCCCGCTATACCAAAGGTTTGGCTCGTGCTATGGCTTACACCAAGCAAATCAAAGCTGCCTCAGTATTGAATAACGGTTTCTCCTCTAGCTATCTCGGTGGCGACGGCGTTTCTTTGTTCAGCACTTCTCATCCTTTGACTGGTGGTGGCGTTAATAGTAATCGCCCAGCTACAGCAACTGATTTGAACGAGACTTCTTTGGAAGCCGCCGTTATTCAAATCGCAGCTTGGACTGATGAGCGTGGTCTATTGATCGCTGCAAAGCCTAAGAAGTTGATTATTCCACCAGCACTCCAGTTCGTTGCTACTCGTTTGTTAGAAACCAGCCTCCGCACTGGCACTACTGACAACGATGTCAACGCATTGAAGAATAATGGTTCAATCCCAGAAGGCTACACAGTTAACAACTATTTGACCGATACAAGCGGTTGGTATTTGACTACTGATGTGCCTAACGGCTTGAAGCACTTTATCCGTACCCCGCTGCAAAACAGCATGGACGGTGACTTCGATACTGGCAACGTGCGCTACAAGGCACGCGAGCGTTATTCGTTCGGCTGGTCTGACCCATTAGGAATGTTCGGTTCGCCCGGTTCGTCCTAAGAAAGACTGAGAAGGGAGCCTTGTGCTCCCTTTTCTTTTGGTGTATATTGGTTTCGGGGTAATTCCGCCCCATTCACACACAGGAGTACACACATGAATCCATTCCAACTTCGCTTTGAAATGCTTATGCAAGCACGACAAATGCTTGAATCAGAGTATTACGCTAAGAAATCGCATGATGAAGCTGTGACTTGGCCCACTTTGAATCAAGTTGTTGAGAGAGCTAAAGCATTAAACGACTTTGTAAGCGAAAAGTAAAAACTAGGGGGCCTTGTGCCCCCTTTTCTTTTAGTGTATATTTAAGCAATCCGAGAATCATCGGTGTATCAAACAGGCTCGGCTGACCTCATGCAGATTGATACGCCATAACGCATGGAGATATTCTTATGGGATTCGCAACGCATTTAGGCCCTTGGTTGTTGGGCACTGTTAAAAACACAACTGGCACTACCGCAGGCACTATCCAGAACACGGGCACTACAACAGTCTCCCAAACTAAAAAAGTGGTTTATAACGGCGTTGTTTACACGGCTGATACGACCACAACTCTGTTTACCATCCCCGCAGGTTCGCAGATTGTCAGTATCTTTATTGACACGTTGGTAGCCTTTACTGGCTCTACCGCCGCAAACATGTCGCTGGGTATTACAGGCTCAACGGCTCTGTATTGGGCCTCTACTGACATCACCACGCAAGGTCGTTTAGCCAACACTGGCGCTGCTGCCAAGCTGGGCAACTGGGCTGGCGCTACGTCCACTGCTTCCCCCAACGGAATTGGCGTGGGTACTACCGATGTGACGGTTATTGCCACTCTGCGCCCCACCATTGCAGATGTGACTGTTGGTACGGTTCAGTACACCATTGTTTACGCAGTGGCAAACTCTGATGGCACTCAATCACCAGCGCCTTCACAACAGTAATTAATCATGGGGGCTTCGGCTCCCTCATAACTGGAGATTAATTATGCAACAAACTGATGTACAAGCGGCGCATTTAAGCGCGGCGGGTTCTTACTATGTAGGACGCGCAAGGTTGA